CGCTGCCGGCGCAGGTCGTCATAGACCTTGACGAAGGTCGGACCAAGGTGCTCCGGGTAATACCCTTGTGAGATGGCAATCGAGGGGTACATCGAAGTCACGTCCAAATCGAGGATCATCATCTGGTCGTCAGCGATGAAGATTTCGTTCTCGACCGACGCGTGGATGCCGCCGGTACCGAAGACGAACTCCAGCCCGCCACAGAACGCCGTCAGGTCTTTGAAGACACCCTTGGTTTCGGTGATCGACTGCATCCACAGGTGGGTGTGGATGCGGCTGAACGCTGGGTTGTCGAAGCGCACCCAGTTCGGGATGCATTCCTTCAGGTGGATCACCGGACGCTGTGTCTGGCGCGGCTGGCGACCGGCAGGGCCATATTCGTAGCAGGGCACCCCAGCAGCTTCCAGAGCCATCTGGAAGATCTCGGCACCGATCTTGGTGTCGTTGTGGTTCAGGAAATCCTTGCCGTGCTTCTTGCTCAGTTCCTCGCGGAAGTCGATCATCGGCAGGGAGGCATGATAGAACGCCTTGGTGGCATGAACGTCATGGGCGTTGTACTCGCGCAGCACCGGCACCTGTTCGCGCTGCAGCGGCACGCCCACGGGGAATGGCAGGTCTTCCACGCTGTCGAGGCGCATGTTGAACTCCAGTGCCTTGAGCGAGGTCATCTTCGCCTTGTTGTCGAAGTGGTGGATCTTGAACAGGTCAATCTGATTGACGAATCGGTCGCTCGGGAAGACGGTGTGGGCGAACTTGTCCTCGTCGTCACGCGACCGGATGATCTGCATCGCCTTCTGGTACAACTCACCATAGGTAGCGTGACCCTGCATCTGACAGAAGAGGTGCAGCACAGGGTAGTCGAAGCCGGCGTTGTTGAAGCCGACCATCTGTGCGCCAAAGCCACGCAGCCATGTCAGCCATATCCAGAGTTCTTTGCTGTCATCCCGCCACGGGCTAATTTCAAACGCCCACCGCAGCGGCATGTCGGCGTGTTCAGCCGCCAGCGTGAAGCAGTTGCTGTAGGTTTCGATATCATACACAATTCTCATTTGTCACACCTTCAAAGAAAAGCCTCCCCCGAAGGGGAGGAAAAGGGACGACTACGAGAGGAAGGACGGCAGGCCGGGGAAGCTCATACCACCCGGTACCGCAGCGGTCGGCGATGCTGCCGCCGGGGCAGGGATGCTGCCGAACAGGTTGGCGACATTGACGCCACCAGCCGAGTCACCCAGCGGATCACCATCGGCAGCAAACTCGATGGCGTGGAGGTTGCAACGCACAGCACGGGCAGCGGCGTTGTCCTGCAACCACGGGGAGATTGCCACATTGACATAGCAGCCACCGTAGATGCGTTTCGCCAGTTCCTGACGTTCGAGGTCATGGGCGACCTGGGCGATGCCGTTAGCGTCACGCTTCACGATCTGCGGCGGGTGGTCCTTGTCGGAATTGGCAGAAATATACAACATTCCACCGTATCCGGGATGCATCTGGAAGGTTGTAGCACTCACAATCTCTTCTCCGGGACCATAACAACGCTGACGCCGGTTACCGTTAATCTCTGCGAGAACTCTCGGTGTATTTTCTTTCCATTTCTCAAGCGCCATTTTATGGGCTTCCGCGAGAAACTCAGCCATACCCGGATGATCTTTTGGAAGAATCAAACTTATTGAATATTTGGGCGCGGTATTTGGAAATGCTTTAGCGACCCTCGGTTCAACGATGTTGGGAAAGGAAGCACGGACGTTTTGCAAAAGGATGGTCATTTCAGTTTCTCCAGAAGGATCAAACAAGCCAAGACGGCAAAGTTTCAACAGGTGTTACAGGTGCATCGAACATCTTCACCTCGAAGGTCTTCGCAGCAGGGCGAGAGTCCGACTCGGGAACGACAGTCAGCTTGCCAGCGGACTTCTTGATGTACTCCGTTTCCAAAGTCTTGATCTGGCGCGGTGACAACTGTACCGACACCTTCTCACCAGCCTTGGTCTTTTCCCACGTGGCCTTCTCGACCTGGGTGGGGGAGATCAGGGTGGTCTTCCACAGGACGTCCTTGGGGATGCCCATGCGCTTCAGCTTGTCGGCCATTTCCTCTTCAGGGAAGGCCCACGCGCGGGAACCGCGACCATTGACTGCCTTGAGGCCAGCGATAGGCATACCCGCCTCGAAGCGGCGCAGAGCCTCTTCTTCGGCACCGGCCAGCATCTGACGGATCAGCGGCGCGGCTTCGATGATCTCGCGCAGTTCCTCGTCGGACATCTGGTTCGGCTGCTTGTCAGCGGCCTTCTGCGACAACTGGTCGAAGGACACCCCGAGGGATGCGAACGACTGGTCGGCACGGGCACGGCAACCACCGGCAGCAGGGCAGTACTTGCACTGCTTGTCACCCGGCACCAGAGGGGCATCGGGATCGTCGGTGGCGGCAGCTTCGGCCTTGATCTGCTGCACCTTGCCCAGCATCTCGGCCACGGTGGTGTAGTGGGTGCTGATGCCAGTGCCGCCCAGTTCCCGCGCCTTCGGCTGAACGATGGTCATGGCGATGGTTTCGAAGAAGCGACCCTGTGCCATGTACTTGGCGATGATGCCCAGACCGTACTGCTCCATCTGGTGGTTGTCCTTCGCCTCGACTGCGTTGATACCATCCTTGTAGTCGATGATCTCGAGGCCGGTGCTGCCGACAATCTGCACGTCGACCGTACCGGACATATCGTCACGACCGACTAGGTATGCAGGATCAACACGCTCCTCGGCGATGACCTCTGCACCGGGGTTGGTGGCAACGCGGCTGGCGATGTAGTCGAGGGCGAACCCCACGCGCTCGATGCGGTCAGCGTCGATCACAAAGGTGCCTTCGTGATCCACCATGGTCATGCCAAGGGTCAGCTTCGCATCAGCCAGCTTGTGCTTGATGCAGTGCTCAAGCACCGTGTGGGTGTGTGTCCCATCAATGGCAGCAGGACCACCAGGCTTCGGAGGCAGCTTCGACTCTTCGCGGATACTGCCGGGGCACACTGCCCAGCGGTACCGCTTCGAGGGAGAGAGCATTGCATGGGTGCTCATCACTGCGCCTTCAGGGCTTCGACGCCAGCGTGGATGGTAGGGTACTGCTCCGGCTTCGCCTCGTTGATATTGGCGATGCCCAGTGCAGCCAGCACACCCTGGATTTGGTTGCCCTTGACCGGCCCCATTTCCTTGTAGCTTGCCATCACGTACGCGACAAGCGACGGCTGGTCGGTGATCGGGCAGGCAGGTGCTGCCGCGACAGGAGCAGGAACCGCGACAGGGGCGGCAGCTTGACGGGTGTCATTGGGAGTGCGGCTCTTCAAAGCTTCAGCGATGGTCGCGAGGGAAGCGGCGATGGAAGCGAGGTTGTTTTCAATGCTCATTTTAGTATCCTTTTTGCTGACGGTTGTATTGGTCGACACCACGCTGAATCGCGCCACCGATGTCGGGACGTGACATGGCGAACGGCATCTGTGAAGACTGCTGTTGTTGCTGACGCATGTGATTTTCGACCCGCTCGTTGTGCAGGCGTTGCTGGTCCATGAACTCGCGACGCTCGAACTCCTGTTGCTGCTGGGCGGGTGTCTGAATATAGGACTGCGCGTGAGCGCCGACCGAAATCAGAAGCATGATGGTGAAGATGGACAGTTTCATTTCAAAGGTTCTCCAGATCAAAAGGTACTGCGGTTAAAAAGTTAATTTGCGCTATCGTAGCGAGAGAATGTTTGATTGTCAAACACTTTTAACAAACAAAAATGTCTTGCGACGGAACGAAGATTCTCATACACTCCCGATCACTGTCAAGCGTTTCCGATAAATATTTTCTGAAGGAGCAAACAACATGATCGACATCAACGAACTCAAGACGATGCTCAAGGCGATGAACCTTGTGCATGTCTCCAAGGGCGCAGGGGTGAACTACGGACGGGTCTGGCGGCTCGTTCATACCGACACCCAACCGTCCTACGACACGGTACAAAAGATCGTCAAATACATCGAGTCCATCACTCCAGCCAAAGCAGCTTGACCATGGCCGCGCCGAATACCATGCAACACCCATCTGCCTTCGGGCCATATCTGAGGCACGGGTGGAAACTGGTGCCGATCAACGCAGGAACCAAGGGGCCGCGCACACCCGGCTGGAACACCGAGGAAGCCTGCATCAACGAATCAAGCGACATCCCCGAGGGTATGGGTGCCGGTCTGGCCCATGCGTTCTCCGGCACCTGCGCCATTGACCTCGACGACGCCTTCATGGCGCAGATGATGTTCGCCGAGCGCGGCATCGATCTGCAAGCCCTGCTCGATGCCCCCGATGCCGTCCAGATCATCTCCGGTCGCCCAGGTAGCGGGAAGCTGATCTATCACCTCGATATGCCGCTGCCGAGCAAGAGCCTGAAGATCGATGTCAAGACCATCGTCGAGTTCCGCTGCGCGACCGCCGATCTGCTGACCGTGCAAGACCTGTTGCCGCCATCCCAGCACCCATCCGGCACCATCTATTCGTGGGGTGGCAAGGGCGACTGGCGGAACCTGCCACTACTGCCCGAGGCCATTCGCCTCTGGTGGAACGAGTTGCTGGCCGAGAAGCCCCACACATCATCGTCCGTCGCGCAGAAACTGGACGACCTGACCGAGGTACGCTCTGCCCTTGGCAGCGTCAGTGCAGACTGCCCGCACGATACGTGGATCGAAGTTCTGATGGCGATGAGCAGCACCGGCCATCCCGATGCCTGCGAATTGGCCCGCGAGTGGTCGAAGACTGCGCCACACCGTTACCCGGGCGACCGCGAGTTCGACATCCGCTGGCGCAGCTTCAAGGACAAGGATAACGGGATCACCATCAGCACCTTGTTCCATTATGCCAAGGAGAACGGCTGGGTCGCGCCGCCCATCGACGTAACCACGCTTTTCAATCAGCCCCTGGAGGGAATGTCTGACCTGCTGTCCGGCATGATCGTCAGTCCTCCGGGGGCAAACATCAAACTGTTCCCGTCAGTGCTGCGCGACTATGCGATGGAGGTCAGCGAGGCAGTCGGCTGTGATGTCATGGTGCCAATCTCCGCTGGCATGGCAGCCGCCTGCTCGGCCATCGACGCACGGTCACGCCTTGAGCTGACCAACGGCTACAAGGTGCCACCTGTCCTGTGGTTCATGACCATCGGCAGCCCAGCCGACAAGAAATCACCCGGCAGCAAGCCCATGTTCAGCATCCTGGCCGACATCGAGCGTGATGATCGTGTCCGTTATCAGATGGACATGCAGCGCTGGGAAGCCGAAGAGGCAATGTTCGCCTCGACCAAGAAGGCATTCCTTACCCAAGCGGGTGGTGGCGAGCACATGCTGGGTTCACTGGGCGGCGATCCACTGGCCGGTCTTGCCACGTTGCCAACCCTGCGCCCGCAGCCGGTGCCGAAGCGGCTGGTGATCAGCGACAGCACCTCGCAGAAGATGGTGCGCATCGCCGCCGAACGTCCTGAAGGTGTCTTGTGTTATCTGGACGAAGCCAACGGCTTCTTCAACAAGCTGACGAACCCGACCAGTGGTGACGACCGTTCAGCATGGGTGGTGAGCTACGAGGCCGACCGCTACTTCATGGACCGGGTTGGCACTGGCAGCATCGTCGCCGAGAACCTGGCAGTATCCTTTTACTGCAATGTGCAGCCGCAGGTATTCAAGCGCGTGCTTCCCAGCTTGTCCAGCGACGGCTTTGTCCAGCGGTTCATTCCGATGACCCTACGCCCATCGAAAACACGCTTGGGCAATCCCGTACCGGCATGGTCATCCTGCAAGCCAACGTGGGATCATCTGATACGGCAGATACACGCGGCAGGTGAACGCCACTACACGCTATCTCCGGACGCCTACAGTGCGTTCCGTGAGTTTCAGCAATGGTATGAGTCCAGCAAGCACGATGAACGCCTGATACGCTCGCCAGTGGAGTTCATGACTGCCTTTGGCAAGCTTGAAGGTTTGACCGGACGCCTGGCGCTTGTGCTGCACATGATCGAAGACCGCGACAGCGCCCAGGTCAGCGCCGACATCATGCACCGGGTAATTTCCCTAGTGCGAGGATTCATCATTCCCAGCTTCCGCTACTGCTACTCGGACATTGGCGGACTGACCGAAGAATCACACGAATACTGGATCACTGCCCACATCCTTCAGATCGCCAATGAAGGAACGGTATCGTTGTCCGACATCAAACGCAGTGGTCGCCGCCAGTGGGGAGATATGCGCCCGCTTGACCTTGACCAGCTTGTGCGTGATGTCATGGCGGAGCTTGAAGGTCGCCAGTGGGTGGCAGTGGTCGAGGACAATCGCAAGTCGACCATGTGGGCAATCAATCCCAACCTGGTCGAGCAATTCAAACATCAGCGCCAGCGTATTATCAGCGTGAAACAGGAGATCAAGGACAAGATGCGCCAGCACGCTGAAAGCATTGGTAGGGACACCACCGGAGACGCTCGCTATTTGGCTAGGGGAGCAGCCTGAATGGTAGGACAAGGGTAAAAAGAAAACGGCGCGTTATGCGCCGTTTTTGTTGGGTTTGTGAGGATGTTCAGCGCCGGGATTTTCGCGGTAGCAGGATATTGAGCAGCAGGTTGAGAATCAGGTACATGATTTATCCAAGGAAGAGAATCAGGCCAGTGATGATACCCAGCGCGGGGTGCACTGCCCAAGCGATGACGGTGAGCCAAATGAAGAACCCGCCAATGAGGATAGTCAACATCGTGTCCATGTCAGATGCTCATGACGATGATAGTACCCAGTGCTACGCCCATCAGAAAAAACCGAAGCGAGCCATGGCCACGGCGGCGGATGTGACGAGCAGAGTAGAGAAGTGGAGACATTATTCGTCCTCCTTCACATCGCCACGGGCAATGGCTTCGGTGATGACTGAACGAAGGTGAGGATCATAGGCTTCAGCAGCCGGCCAGTGTGCATTGAGCGCACCAACACAATCGTCGAAGAATTCCTTAAGGTCGGAATAGTTCGAATGTTGCTCGTCGTTACAGGCGCACGAAGCATCCTGTAGCGCCTCCAGTTCGTTTGAAAGCATCAGGGTGTTATCCGTGGTCAGGTCAGCATCATCCAGTGCGGCCAGTGTGGCTTCAAACAAGTCCAGTGCATCGGTGAGTTCCTCACGGGAAATAGTCTCGCCATGGCGCAGGCGTTCAGACAGCGTAGCGTTCGACCCAAGTGTAGACATAATCATTCTCCAGTGTTGTTATCGGGTAAATTACAGGCGGTTTTCTTTGTAATGGCTTTCCATGACTTCGGCCACGGTTTGCCGAACTTGACGGTAAAGAAACCTACTCTGTCTACCCAGCCTTCGATGACATCACATTTGCGTTTAGTGGGAAAAGTTTCGAAAAACTTGATGGCTGCTTGTTGTGGTGTGTCCATAGAACAAGCGAAACCGCCGGAAGCATGAGCGCGAAACATTCTTATTTCAGTAGTCGACATCATCATTCTCCCTAGAAAGCCGACACGTACAGGATCGAACCGTCGCAGTCGTCATCGACTACAGTCGTGTTGTTGTTCAAGTAGTCGAGCACGGCATCGCGCAGGTCTTCACCTTCTTCAGCTTCGATGTAGTAGTTCGCGGCAATCTCCAGGGCTATGGTTTCCTCCAGCGATGAGCCACGGTCGTAGTGCTCGCGTTTCACGCCAAGGTTGGTGTAGCCATTGCGATGCAGCATTCGAGCAGCAGCAGGGTAACGTTTGCGTAGTTGAGCAGAATCGTTCACTTCAAGCGCTAAAGCGATAGCTGAAGCCAGTGTGTTAGTTCGTGGGAAGAGACTATTCAGCAGGTCGAGCTTTACGGCCATTGTGTAAGCGTATGAGTCTGCCTTGCGGAATTGTGAGCGTGTCTCATATTTGCTTGCTTCAACAATTACTGCCCAAGGTGTCCAGCGTCGAGTCATGTTGTTGCCTCCAGTGGTTAAGCGTTAAGACCCAGATCAGCGAAAAACTTAACTGTCGCTTCGTTCACTTCGCCCGTGGCGAGCAATCCGCGGATTGACTCAATGAAGATACAAATAAACTCTTCTGTGAAGTTACCTTGAACAAACGACGCACCTATTGTTAGCGCGGCATTGTCAGCGGCAGAGCCAACCAAGTTCATAACATTGATATCGTCAGAGTTGCGGGCAGTGTTGAATATTTCGCGGTTCATCATGTTCTTCTCCAAGTGCTAGTCGCCATTGTGTCACTTGTCCATCATTGTGTCAAGTAGTTCGTTATGCGCCAAAACACGGAAAAGATTGGAATCCGTTTTTGGGAGTAGAGAGTGTGCAAAAGTTTATAAAGTTTTGCACACTTTTTATATATTAAAAACAAAGTCTATTCCTGTGAGAGTCACAAATGATGCATAACACACTGGATGACACACTTTTGTGTCATATGTGATGTGACAGATACGCCACTTTCCCGCCTTGCTTCAATGATTCTGTTATACATGATATCCGCATAATCAGCCCATAAGTATCAATGTATCTTGTATTAGAGAATCAATACATCCTTGATACTGTGACAGACGTGACAAGGTATATCAGAATCGGCTTATGCGGAAGGTAGGGTATGAGCGCTACCTGGTAGACGGTCGAAGCCCTGGACACTGATGCTCTGAAACTGAGCACGTGATAATGCTATCGTTCTTATGCTGTTGTTCTTATGCTGCTAGAATATCGAGGCCTTGAAAAAGTGCTTCCGGAAAATCCGAGGTACCCCCGGGTCATCGCGGTGCCACCCCGTCGAAGTTTGCGCCCACCACAAACACGCAATCTCACAAAATTTTTCAAATTCTAGAATCAAAGATACTTTTAACACTCCCCACCCCCTTGCACCGATCAAACGATTGACGTATAACCCCGAATTATGGAAACCCAATCGGCCATTCCCGTCACGTCTGTCGCACCCGTGGATGATCTGCCCCACTGGATGCAAACCCCCCAGCTGCCCACGCCGGACGATCCCCATCCCACGCCCAGCCGGCAGACGCACCTGCTCCGCCATCAGACCTACGCCAACCTGTTCGAATCCAGCATGGAGCGCATCATGGGGGGTACGCCACTCACCACGATCATCGCCAACGACCCCCGTGGGATCCAACTGGGCCGGTTCCTGTTCTGGATCAATCGGGATGCAACCCGTAAGCAAAGGTACGAGGAGGCGTGCAGCATCGCTGCGGAAGCGATGGCGCATGAACTGACGGCGATAGCCGATGCGCTCAACCCGGACAACGAGCCGGTCATGGAGGACGTGCAGCGCAGCGCGCTCAGGATGAAGAGCAGGACGTACCTGATGGAGAAGTGGTCGCCACAGCGGTACGGGGACAGCAAGCGCATCCAGATTGACCAGACGTCGCTCAGTGCGAACATCAGCGCGGACGACCTGGCGAAGCTCTCACTCCCCGAGCTTAAGGCGATGGCGGCCCGGGTGTTCGCACGGAACGCGGAGCGAGACGATACCATCGACGTAACACCTGAAGACCCACTGGACGAGGAGGAGGCGGCGTGACGACACGTGAAGACATTATCGTTTTGCGCGAAGAGGCTGATAAGTTTGCAACTAGACAATTGTCATGCGAAGGTGAATATCACCCTGACTTTCACACGGTTTCAGATGAATGCTTCTATACCATCGCATTTGAGGCTGGTCGTGTAGCCGAACGGGAAGAATGCGCGAAGAACGCCGGAGAATTCGCTAGAAAATGGTGGGCAATCCACTGCGCCACAAACCGGCACTTAGAAACTACACGCGCTGCACATGATGATTTTTGCGCCCTTCAGATAGCTATCCGCGCAAGAGGAGACACGAAATGACCGAAGACCATATCAATTGGATATTGTTCGTAGGAACTCTTTTTGTAATCTGGTATATGTTCAAGAAATCATAATGACAGCCCCGCTCACAGCACTGGAGCAGATGCTCGTTGAGGAGATAGCGCGACGGGCGGACGCCGAGCAGCACCTGGCAGACTACGCGCGACGGGTGGTGGGTGTCACCCCCGCGCTGCACCATCGGTACATCTGCGACGAACTGGAGCGGGGGATACTGAACGACGAGTGGGACGACTGCGTGATCTGCATGCCACCTGGATCAAGTAAGTCGACCTATGTCAGCCACGCGTTTCCAGCGTGGTTCCTTGGACGGTTTCCCGACGACAACGTGATCCTCGCCAGCCATACCGCCACGCTGGCCGAGAAGTGGTCGCGTCGCGTACGGGATACGGTGGCGTCGCCGGAGCACACGCGGGTGTTCGAGCACAGCACACTCTCTCGTGACAGCACGTCGGTCAGCAAGTGGAGCACGTCCGAGAACGGGGAGTTCCTCGCGGCGGGTGTGGGGATGAGCATCCTGGGCTTCCGTGCGGGACTAGTAATCCTCGATGACGTTGTGGCAAGTTTCGAGCAGGCGCAGAGCGCGACGCAGTTGGAGAAGATACATGAATGGTTCAAGGCTGACCTGAAGAGTCGGATGAAACCACATGCCAAGATTGTCAATATCTGCCAGCGCACGGCTGCCTACGACATGGCCGGGTACATGATGAAGGAGTTCGCCAAGAACCCCACACGTCGCTTGCGGACCATCGTGCTACCGATGCTGGCCGGCGAGAATGACCCGCTGGGTCGCGCGCCGGGTGAGCGGCTGTGGCCGGAGTGGTACACGCCGGAGATGGTCGTCGACCTCTCGAAGGACGAGTTCACGTGGAAGACGATGTACCAGCAGGAACCGCCGTCCGACACCGGGAGTTGGATCACCGTCGATGATATCCGTCACCGACCGTCGCCGGTCATCTCCGGGGAGACACCGATCTATGGTCTTACAGACTTGGCTCTGTCGGTCAATACAGGGGACTACACGGTACATTTCATTGTGGCAATTGACCCAGACGGAAACTGGGACATTCTTGAAGCTGACCGCAAACGTGTGGACCCCGAGCAGACCGCCACCCGTATCGTCTCCTACTGCGAAACCTACGCCCCCCGCGAGTGGCTGATTGACGACGATAACATGGCGAAGGTGATGATCCACCTGGTCAGCACCAAGGCGCAGCAGTTGCGGGTGCATGTCCCGTGGAAGATGCTGCCGATGCGTGGTCAGGACAAGGAGAC